TGTTCCGTCATTGTCCGCATCATTTCCGTGTGATACCATAGTAACTCTTAACCAATCGTATCTTGAATCGGTTTCGGCCTCTTCATTACCACTATCTTGTATAGCGTCTTGGTATCCTACATTAGAAAAGTGAACTACTTCAAATGAATAGTCTGTTGAACCATTTGATGTTTCATCACCTTCAGTCCAACCCGATATATGACTACCTTTAATTACTTGTGAATTACCTTGATTCCAAGCATTTACTGATGTTTCTTGTGTTGTTCCATCGTTTTCAACCCAAGTAATTAAGTCATTATCAAATGCAATATCAAATCTAACTGCTGTAATATCTTCGCCTACATCATCTAATGTGACTTCTAATTCTAAAATATCATCTCTCCAACTATCAAAATTATTATTTTTTAATGCTGGTGTAGATATATCATCTGCTAAAAATGTTTGTAGTTGAACGGTTTCTTGTGCTTTCCACCAATACTCTGGTGTTTTCCATTCACCTATCTGTTTAACTCGTAAGATTGGACTTTGTGCAAAAATAACTCCAAACATTACTGCTGTCATAACCATATTTTTTATAAAACGAAACATTGTTTTCTCCGTTGGTTTAATTCAATAATAAATATAAGAATTGTAAAGATTATACATCAAAGCGAACAACAAATGTTGTGTCGATTTCACTTGATAATTTTATAGGGTGTGCTAATTTACCAACTGCCAATAGGTCTTCATTGTCATCATATAGTCCTACTTGTGTTACATAAGGATACCAAGTTGAACTTGTTACTGGGTCTATTGCTTGTGGTATAGTTGTATATGCTGATTCAAAACTTCCTGTTCCAGAAAGAGTTGGTTTGTGGTGTGGTGGAAATAATTTATAAACAAAATCTCTATCGTCATTTTCATTTTCTACTAATGAAGCAGTTTGTGGAAGATATACAAATCCACTTCTTGCCTGAGTAATACTCACATTACTTGTCATATTAAACTCATTTGGTTTTGCATTAGTTATATACTCGTGTTGATAAATTCTGTGTGTTGATTGGTGTTCTAATGAAAAGGTCGTTCCGGCTTTACCCACTTCTGAATAAGAACCAGTATCAGTTATAACTAATAAACCTTGTTCATACATTACATTACCTACTTCTGAACCACTTCCAAGAGTTGCTGCCGTAGTTGAAACTCCTTGTATTCTATCAAAAGAACTTGATTTATATGCTGCGAAACTTGCAGAGTGTGCAAAATCATAAAGATTCCCATCTCCGTCATCACGAATATCAAAAGTTACTCCACCAACAGTAGCACTTAATTTTATACTTTCTGGTTTTATTTTCTCTCCAATTAAATCTTTTGCCACATTAATAACTTGTGCAGTTGTATTTAATTCTCTTGTTTGTTTTGAATAGTCATTAATGGAAAATAAATTAAATGGTTTCTGTGTATGTCCTATGTGATATTTGGTTGTTTCTCCAGCTTTTGAAACTTTTCCTACATAGTCATATTCCCTATGATTTTTATAAAACATATTATTAAGCAAATTCCAAGTTGGTAGTGCAAAATAATTAGTTGTGGTTGAACCTGATACTACTTGTGTGTTGGTGTCTGAACTACTGATGTAATTTCTATATGAAGAACTAACTGCCGATATAGCAAAAACTCCACTTCCACTGTCATTATGTGTTGATGTAAAGTTTTTATAAACCTCAAAAGGTTTTATTGACTTGTTTGATGGGTCAAGATTTTTGAACATTAGTTTGTCCTAAAAATCAAGTTTCACTTTAATAGTAGCTTCCCTTGAAAATGATTTTAATACTGGTTGTGATAGTTTTGCAACTGCCAACAAATCTAAGGAATCGTCATAAAGTCCAACTTGTGTAATATAAGATTTTGGGTCACCTTTAAATGTAGGTTGTGCAAATGCTCCTCTTGTTCCATTACTATCTGGTCCCTCGTATGTTGGGTTGGCACTAAAGTTAAATTCTCTATTTTTTGCTCTTGCAAAATAACTTATTGAACTAATCTCTTCTTCCCTACGGGCTTTGAAATAAGAACCCGATTGTATTGTCCAAAGAAAACGGTCTGCATTAAATCCAAATGTGTCAGAACCTGAACCTGCTGTGGTTCCAATGTGGTCTGGCCACCCAACTGGTTCACCCAGTCTTAAAACTCCATTTGCTTGGAAGTAGTGTGGATTAAATAACATAATACCTAAATCTGGATAGAATAAACCTGCGGCTCCAGCTGCTGTTTCAGATGCGGCTGCAGTTTCAATTACTGCCGTTCCTGTTGATATTGAACCAGAAACTATATTAAATACTCTACCTGCATTACCAATAGTTGCATTTGTAGTTGCTGAACTATCGTCAATAAATTTTGTGACATTACCAGATGCTCCTGCAGCACCTGCTGTGTAACTACCACTCATATGTATTTCCCAATTACCTGGGTCTACCTTTTCTCTCATTTGTGCTCTATTAAACACAATGAAAAAGAAATCATTAGAATTAGTAGTTGATTCTCCATACATATTAGTTGCTGGTGCACTTGTAAATACAAAGTTTGAACTTCCTTGTCCTAAAATAACATTTCTAAATTGTCTATATATTGCTGCAGTTTCTCTATTTCCTGCGGTTGTTTTGGTTGTATTACCAATTGAACCACTACCTGAAATATGTCCATATCCAACTGCGAATTGAACTTGTGCAGATGAATCTGTTGTTACTTTATCATATACTGGAATATATGATGCTGATGTGTCACCTAATGTAGATGAAGTATAAAAAGCTGTTAATTCAGTTGTTCCACCACTAAATATTCCAGAACTTACTGTTGTTCTTTCTGTGACTGCTATATCATCGTCTGGGTGGAAGTCTTTCATAAAATCTGGTGCGGTTGGGTCACCTGCTCCGTTGTCTCCACCACCACCATCTCCGTGGTCATCAATATAAGCATTAAATCTACTAACTGCTGCTAACAAGCTTTCTTTGGATTCATAAGTCAACACACCAAAGAATGTTCCTGCTTCTGAAGGGGTTACTTGTGAGTTAATCCATTGTCTAACCTCTGGACCCGAAGAGTCCCATCTTTCTCCAGCTTGGGTTACGTTAATTTTTTGTGATTCTGTATGTGGCATTTGTTATTTACTCCTATGAAAATTGGTTACTTGTATTAGTATTATTTTGAATTGTCACAACAAATGTTGCTCCTGTTGTTTGACCTGTAATAAAACATACTGTTGAGAATATTGTTCTGTTTGAATCAAGGTTTAGATTCTTAGCTTGAACTTTTAATTCTTTTGCTGCTTTAACTGTTGCAGTTCTTCCATCTTGGGTAAATTGTGCTGGAATATTTCCTGTGTCTCCAACACCCTCAATACTACAAATATCAGTATTTAATAATTGGAAATGATAAAGTTCTCCATCACCAAAATTATTTGTTGCTGGGGTAATGGTATCTACTTCACCAATAACTCCTCCACTTGCACCAACTGTTCTTGTTGGGGTATTTAAACTAATATAAGATAAATTAGGTAAATCTTTATTTGCCGTAAATAACTTATATCTCATCACTTGTGTTTCATCTACAAATGCTTCTAATATAGGCATATTATCTAAAACTGCCCCATAATAAGTTGAACCATTTGGGTGTGATGTGTCCCATAATGCATAATCGATTTCATCATCTGCGAATGCATATTTTGTAATTTTAAAATTCTCTGTTCCTGATGCTAACTTTTCTCTACCTTTTTTGGTAAGAATCGCATCTACTGTTATACTTGTATTGTCTAAAAATCCCATTTTATTTTGCTCCTGTGGAAATTATATAACTATTCTTAATCATTAATAAATATAAGAAAGTTAAATTTTATATTTGTTTTTTTAATCAACTCGTAATTTTGATTCCCCTTCTGTTTGGGTTGTTATAGATGTAGGTGATGTAAATGTTATTTCAACTGGGTCCTCACCTGTAATGTCGGTTAATCTACTGGTTTTTGTTCCTTCATAAAATAATCTATCACTTATTGTATCTTTATGCCAAACTTCTAAGTCTGTTGGTTGGAATGAAGAACTCCATACATAAACGTTCCCCCACTTTGTATGTGCTCCATATCCCTTTGCTATCGAGTCCGCTAATGAACTTGTATAGTAAAATTCTTTCTCTTGATTTATTAGTGCTATCTTTGAACCCGTAATCGTTGGTTGGAAAGCTTCTGCAAATGTTAAGTTCTCTCCACCAAAAGTTACACTTGCAGTTGCATATGTTGTTGGTTCTGCTGAGTTTGGATTTAATTTATCTATATGAACTAATGTTGCAATATTCGTCCCCCTTGAACCAGTATTCACTACAATAACTGAATCATAATTAGGATATGCTCCTGAAAAGTCATAAATATTATCGTGAGAACCCGAAACGTATCTTGATACCTTTACTCCTAAATCATAATGTCCTGCATTTTCATAATAAACATTTTCCGTTTCTGGTTTTTTACCTATTACCTCTTTTGGTCTTTCCAATATGTTTGGTTCTATCAAATTACCAAATCTTGCTTTTGCTCTTGCTGGAATAAATTGTTTTAATGTTCTAAAGATACTCTTATCATAATAAGATAGTATTCTTAAGTAGTCCCAGAAATTATTTGAACCAAGATATCTTTTAAAATATTCGTGTCGTTTTTGTTCAAGAGTTCTATAAGAATATTTAAATTCATCTCGTGGGTCACCAATGTAATCATCAAAATTAAAATCTGCTAATGAATATATAATGTCTTCATTAATGACATCAGTTGGTGATAAATAAATTCCAACAACTTCACTATCTACTGGTGCGAAGTCTTGTGATGATTCTTCTCTACTAAGTTCTGGTGATAATTGACCAGTTAATTTATTATCTTCAATTCTTATCTTGGTTGCATTTCTACGATTTGGACCAATATTAGGAATTCTTAATTTTTCTTGGTCTTCTATTGTTCGGTAGAAATTACCTGTAAATCCATTTGCTTCAAATGAACCACTCTCCCAATCCTTTTTATGTGCAGATGATGAAACTGCTGGACTTGTTTGTAAATTTAAATTATCATTTAATTCATAACGAACCAACAATGCTTCGTATGATGATGAATAAGTATTTCCATTATATGCTTTTGGTGCTGTAACGTGGTTATCAAATATACTTGAACTTAATGGTTCTGACCATACACGATATTCCATTAATGAACCACTAAACCTTGAACCAAAGCCAGTATTTAATCCACCAAGATAAACGTGTCCACTTCCTGTATATGAAGCATTTAATTTACTACCTGTTATATTATCAATATCTGATGATAAACTTGCAGTGTGTGATAATAAACTTTGACTATCTTGATATATAATTCTTTGTCTTGTTGAATCATATTGTTTAACTGTTAATTCATATGAACTTTGACTGGTTATTTGTTCTGTTTGGAATTCACTTCCTGATATACTACCACTTTTTCTAGTTAACATCACACTCCACATTTCATCATTGTAAAATGGTAATAGTGAAGAAGTTATATATGCTCCATTATCAAAACCCGATGCACTTATTTTGAATCTCAAGTGTCCATAGTTATCAGTTGTATCATTGTCCTGTAATGATATTGCCCAATCATTTTCTTTTTGTGCAATTACCATTGAACCTGAACTACCTGCACTATAAGGTGTTCTAAATCTAAATTCTACTGTATCTGGATAAAGACTATCAGAGTCTGCTTTCCATTGTGATTTTATATATTGTCCTGCTTTAAAATCTAATGCTCTTGTAAATTTTCTTTTTATTTCATAACTTACTCTTGTTCCTTTATCTGGTCCACCATACTCACGAACTCTTAACATTGAACTCGGAATACCATAACAATTTAGTAGTCCTTTTAATGCTCTGACAGTTCCTTTTGTTTTGATAAAGAAAGGTAAATTTCCTAATATCCTTTTCCATATCTCTTCAGTAACTTCTTCTTGTGCTGAGTCATATAATGCTGTTCCGTCTGAATTTTTTCCAAAAAGATAAGAAGGTAAATCTAGTAAATCATTTCCACTTGTTAAATTTAATCCCAATGCTTTTGCATAATGTCTTGCAACATCTTTTGAAATACCCTCAGATAAACTACTAACTTTTTTATTGATATCAGTAAAGTGTTTTGTATATGTCCACACTTCATCAAATTGTTGTCCTACCATATCCATAAATTCTAAGAAAGTATTGTTCTCTGTATCTGCATATATATGTTCTGGTAGAGAGTTTCTCAATGAATCTAAATTATTAAAGTCATATGTTGAAGCACTTGATATCATATTATCATACCAACCACCAGTAACTAATGAACTTGTAGTTGGTGCAAAAGTGTATGGTGCTGTGGAATTTTCCTTTGGCCAACAAGTATCGTGGAATTGTCCAGCTGATGAACTTACGTATGATGAACTTTCATAATACATAAATGTTTCGTAAGCATCAAATGAATTTACAACTCTTTGTCTTTTATTTTCTATTTCTTGAATTCTTGTAGTAGCACTTGTTATTGTTTCTAATGAACGGCTGTCTGCACTATGACTTTCTATCAATTCTAATTTTTTCTTAAATCCCTTTAACCTGTTTTGTGCATTTGAGAAATGAACAAAGTTTCCGAATCCTGTATCATCATTTTCGGTCAATAAATCTGTTGTAGTTTTCTGATAGTCAACATTTATTTTAACATCTAATAAACTTCCTGATACTAATTTTCTCTCAATATCACGATTCATCTCACCATCAGTTCCCAATAGTCCATCGTGTGTTTTAAATTCAGTAGGTTTGTATTCTATTATATCTTCTTGATTATCAAAGTCTGCTGGTAACAAAAAGGTATTATTGATACTAACTGTTGGAATTAATGAAACATTGTCAGTATAATCATCTACTAACTCTTCAACGATAGTAAAACCAGAATCATTTGATTCATTGTTATCTCGTAGTAATGACAAAACATTGTCTCGTAAAGGTTTATGTAATTTTAGATATAAACCATTTGTTTCATCAGATTCACTATCTGTCCACCAACTACCAGCCGTTAAAGGATTTACATTAGACAATTTTGAATTAAGAATTAAATAGTAATCATTTTGATATTTCAAAAATGTTTTAAATCTTGAAGTATCATTAAATTTACTTTTTATATAAAAATCAGTAGTAGAAACATTGTCCCAATCTACTTCATCTAACTTAAAATCTGTTCCTATTGAATTATAACTATGCCAATAATGTTTATCAACACTACCTATATCAACAACCCAATATCCAAGACTTCTTAAATTCTGGTATTGTTCCTTTATATTATTTTTAACTACAATAGTAGACTCGTTCTTTACTTCTTGAATTTGTAATCTACAATCAATATAAACGTGTTGCATATTTTTTCCCAGTTGATATGGGGTAGACATATTTATTCCTGTGTAATCTTTTGTTTTTGGTGATGCTGTATTGGTTACATTCCAGTCTATATTAGAACTATCAGTTGCCTCATCATATCTGAATTTTGGGTGTGATGTTCCGTCATCTGTACCGTACCAATGTGTATGTTTTCTGGCTTTACTTCCTCGATGATTATATTTTCGTCTTATATCACCAGTTGCTAACCAATAGTCTTTTGGTAAAAATTCTTCTGGTGGTAGTAACTCTCTTGCATTTGTGCTTTGAAATATATCATAAAAATAATCTGGAATGGAAGTGTATGGTCTAAGAACACTTTTTTGTGATTTTAACCTACCCTCTTTTGCTGTTTCAGTATTTCTGAAAAAACTATTTAATTCACTTGCCTTAGTGATAAAATCACTTGAAATGTCTTGCCAAGGTTTAAGATTATTATACCAAGTTTGGTGGTTACCACTAATACCGATTTTTCCACTTCTTTTTGGTTTAAAGATTGGGTGGTTAGGGATTAGTGCTAAAAAGAAATTCTCTAATACTATCTCTCTTCCTTCCATTGATTTATCAAATTTAATACTTGAATTAGGATTAGTTCCATCATTCCCTACCTGTAAAATATTCTTTTCCGTTCCACTAAACTCTAATGTTTCATTTGCTGTATTTGCTGAATTTCCAACATATACTAAGTTAGCATTTACATTTAATAAATTATCATTATATACTTGATTTGTAATGTTGGCATCTGGTTGAATAATTACTTCTCTTCCACTTGGACTTACCTGTGCGATTCTATATGTAAATGGTTTAACGAATACTGGTTGAGTTAAATCAACGACATCATCTATAAGTTTAAAATGTGTAGGAATTAGTTCTCCAGTATCTTCGTCCGTATCCCAACTTTCTTCTGGTCCTACTTCATAATCCCCATTCCAAACTTCACCATCACTATCAGTTACAAAAAATTGTGTATCATCTCCTGCGACTTTTCTTAAAAACTTATAGAAAACTCTATAATCACCTTCTATTAAACCAGCATCTCGTAGGTGTTGTCCAATATTTAATTTAAATGTATTACTTGATGTATCAAGTTTTACATCTTTAATTCTTATTGTTATCTCTCTTTCTAGTGTTCCATTTAAATCAAGGATATATAACTTTATATAATCTTTTTGGCCAAGATATGGTGGTTTCCACTCCACATCTGAAGTTGTATTGAAAGCAAAAACTCTTCCATACCGAGATGCGAACTTGGCATCTTTAAAGTATGTTTTGCGTTCTCTTTTTGTAAACCCGTATTTGTTCATAAGATTATTCTTCTAAGTTAATAAATTCTTTAAATTCTATATCTACTGCTTTTCTATATCTTTCGTTGAATCTTTTTTCTTTTATTTGAATTGTAATTTGTTCGAATTCTGTTTCATCTGCCTTTCCAAATGCAATTGGGTCCTCAAATGAAACTAAAAATCCACGATTATCTCTCGTTATACTTGTTTTATATATTGGTTTGTCGAAAGAATCTATTCGTTGTTGAAGGAAAGCTTTTCTTCTCTCATCTTTTAATTGCTCAATAGATGCTCCATAATACTCAGAATATTGTCGTGCCTTTTCTAATGTTGTAAATGGCATTTTATCTTACCACCCTAAACTCAAAATCATCATCATAGAAGTTAATTTGTTCATCAGTCGTTCCACTACCACTAACTACCTTAATGATAAATCTATAACTTCTTTCTGCTTGAAACCCATCTAACCAAAGATTAAAATAATTACCAGTTGAATCACAACTAATTTTTGAACCACTCCCGAAAGGAATAATTTCATCTTCTGTATCTGCGTCTTTAACTGAATAAAATGCTCCGTCACCAGTTGCAACACCCGCTGATGCGGAATGACTTGGAAAGAACTTTACATCTAATTCTGCTGGTGTTGTAGCGAAAGCAGTTGTTGGATATAGTTCTCTACCAACTACTCTAAATTTTGTAATTGAACCTTCTTTATATTCTGTTCTCAAATTTTTGAAATAAACTTTTAGTCTTTCTAAGTCAGTTGATGATAGTGATGATAAACTTCCTGTTGACCAAGAACTATCGTCCCATTGAACTTCTAACTTAGGTGGATAAATTGTATGTGTTTCTCTACCAAAGTATTTTAGATTTCCTAATCTATCTGTGCTTGCTTCATCTTTTGTAGTATCACTTCCTGAATTGTAAGCAAATGTCATATCTTCTGGTTGTATAGATTCCCTCTTTACTAAAAATCCTCTATTAGGGAAAATTGAACTTGAATAAATATGATTAGATACTAAGTCAGTTACATCTACTCTTAAATCTTTTTTGTCAAAAGTTAGTGCATATGATGAACTTACATTGTATTGACTATTTTGACTACCTGTATGCCAAGCACCACCGTCAGTTAATACTGATGTTGATACCCAAGGTGTTTCTTGTTCTTGGTCACGATACTTCCAACTCACTCCGTCTTCAGTTACTGGGCTGTGGTCAAGTTTTCCTGTTCCTTGTTTCCAATCACTACCACTAACCATATACACAAATACATTTTGTTCTGCTTCAACTTCTGTTGAAGTCGCATCATATAGATTTAAATAATATTTTGCAGTAGAAGGTATTTTTCCGTCTTGAATTGATTGTGAAATAAAGTCATAATCAAAATCAATTAATATTCTTGAAACATTTGCTATCGTTCCATTCTGATTAACTTCTTTTCTGATTTCTAATATTTCATCTAATCCAGTATTAATGGAAGATGTCGTTCCACCTGAATAAATGGTTGCGTCTCTTTTTCCAAATTCAAAATAATGCATTACATTTCTCCTACTACTCTACCCTCAATATCAGTATCTGGGTATTTTAATTCAAACATACTTGGGTCTTTTGATGGATAAACCACCCCATTTTTTGTTGCTTGTGCAACATCATATACATTACCACTATATCCACTTGCTGCCGATGCTTTATTAGTCACAACAACAATTTGTTTTTCAGGATTATCTTCAGACTCTGGTGGAACTACACTTGCTACACCATCTACTAATGATATCTGATATGCTATATCACTCAAGACTATTGGTTGGTTAATCTGCCACCTGTCTGTATTAAAATGGTTTCTTATCCTTTGTATACATTTAAACAATACTTCATTTTTATTAAATCCTCTTTGTGTTACTATTGCAAACTTAATACCAATATTTACTACCCAAGCATCTTTTAGATTAATAGCATCAGTAACTAATCTATATTGTGAAAGATATAGTTTTAAATTTTGTTTTACTGCTTCGTTTAAAGTTGTTAAGTATTTACTACTATCATATCCCAATAAATACATATTTAATGCTAATGGATTGGGTATTGTTGTTTCTGTATTGTCATCAGATAATTGTAATTGTTCATCTTGAACAATATATGCTTTTGCTATATTACCATATTTTTGTGGTAATGAATAAACTCTTGTAATGTAATCTGCTTGTGTTACTGCTCTATTTTGTGCGTTGAAATAAGCGGATGCATTTTCTTTCATCTCAATCAGAGATTCCTCACCAGAACCACCTGATGCTGGAAATGGATTATTAATTGCCAGACTATCTTTTGATGTTTGAACATTGGTTGTATCCAATCCTGATTCCTGTAATGTGAATGTTATATTAGTTCCATTCTTTATTGAGTTGCTTCTAACATTATGAGTTACTTCACCACCATAACGATATTTAACAGTTAAAGTTGTGTTACTTGGTGCTAATCCAAATGTTCTTGTTTTCATAAAGTTTGTTGGGTCAAATGCTGTATCCAAATGTGATACCCCAAAACTTAATGCTGAACCAACGTTATCTGGATTTGGGATTAGAGTTTCATCTGCGTTATCACTAACACCACTACCAAACTTTAATTCCATTTTATTGTCTGAACGACAATATGTTGTATATCTTCTTGCAGTCTTTATCAATCTTAACATATAAGGTGTATCAGCTTTAAGGTCTGAGTATGTTGGGTCATTAAGACTTGTATTCTCAATTGATTCAAAAACTGTATCCTGTGCTAAGAAAGGAACTTGATACCAAGTATTATTATTACTATCAGTAACTGATATTATCTCTGTTACCTTTGTATTGGATAAGGTAAGTTTATCAAACTTTTTGGCTGTTGAAAATGAAAATGTTTCTTCTACTTCTGTTCCTGATTTTGCCAATCCCTTTTTAAATAATCTATATTGGTCTGGGTCTGTTCCTGAACTTGGAACTAATGGTTCATCTCTTCTGGAATCTAAAGGACTTGTGGTTTTGAAATTAATATCATCTAATAATATAAAATCAATTCCTGTATCAGAAGTCACTTTACCTCCACCAGAAACTACTCCTGCATAATCTAGGTCTGGTTCAAAACCACCACTACCATCATCTTTCGCTGGAACAACTTGTGAAAATTCTAATTCAACAGTTGCTGGAACTGCTAGTTGGGGTTTGTATCCATAACCTTGAACTATATCAAAAATATTTTTTCTTTCTTCTGCGTGTTGTAAGATTGTTTCTTTAAATTGGTTATCAACATAATAGTTCAATACATCTCCAACATATGCTGCCATTTCAATAAACATCATACCTGGTGATGCTTCATTAAAATCGTTGTATGTATTTGGGAAATAAGTTCTTGAAAACTCTATAAGATTTTGTCTTATGTTTCCAAAATCTCTTCCGAGATAACTTACATCTTTCTTAACTATTTTTTTATTTGTATTATAATCTACATTCGTAGCCATTTTATTCTCCCGAAACTAAAGTAAAAGATATATTATCAAACATACCTGGTTCAAGTGTTGTTGAATACTCAAGTGATATATTTATTTCATTTTCATTTGTTTGGTTTCTCATAACAAATAAATCATTGATTACAACATAAGGTAACCAAGTTCCCAATGCTTGTCTAATATCTATATCCATATTTTCTAAAGTCTCACTGTCAATCTGTTCAAATAATTGTGAAGTTATGTCACAACCAAAAGTTGGTTGCATTACTCGTTCACCCTTTGCAGTTAATAACAAATTTCTTATATTTGATTTAACTTGTTCTCTAACAGTTTTAGACCTTTTAAAGAATCCTGATACATTATGGTTTAGTGGAAGTTCCACTCCAACATATACGTCATCATTTTTATCTATTTCTCTTACTGTTGCCATTTATCGTTAGGGTCTAAAATTATTGCCCTCACCCTTTTTCTTTTTATCTATTGCTTTCATCAAACCAGAATAATCACGAGTCAATGCATTTACTACATCTTCTGGAACATTATCTACTGTTTGACCAGCTTTTTTAATTGTTTCAACCGCTCCAACTTCACGAGCCATTTCTTTATTTTGTCCACGACCTAAGTCTCCATAACCCAACACTTTGGCCATATCATTACTACCTAATACTCCACCACCTAATGACGGATATTCATCTGTTTGGGTTTCCTGTGCAGTTAAACTTTTAGTTTCATTCAATACTCTATTCAATGCTGGATTTTTAGTATATTGTTTAACTTGTTTTTTAACTTTCGGTTTTGGTTTAGAAATCACTTCTGCTAATTTGATTTCTTCTTTTTCATTAATAAATATCTCACTCAGTTGTTTTTTGATTTCTTTACGGACAACTAATTCAATTATATTTTTTAACTTATTTTTGTTCATTGCTACTCCTATTCAACTACTGTATCCCTACCTTCAATTTTAACTTTTTTACTCAAGTAGGTTAATCCTGTTTTTATACTTAATAAATTTTCATTTTCTTCTGTTAATTTATCTACTGTAATCTGGTCATTTATTAAAGCCGCTTCTGCTATTGCTATAATATTTGATTCAATTTTTCCATCGATAACTATCTCTATAATAAATTTAAAATCTTCATTTCCCAATACTGCTCGTTGAAGTTTCTTAGAACCAACGTCTATTCTCGGTGAATCTATTGATGTTGATATCGTAGATTTTATTTCAATATCATCACTTGCATAAATACCTATTCCACCACCCTGATGACCATCACCTAAATCTTTACCTCTTGAATTAAAAACAATTCTATCTGATTGTATAATTACTTGTGGTTTTAAATATGTCTTATCGTCTTTTTTAAATTTTGAATTCACATTACTATTAGATAAGACATCTTCATAATTTACATATTCTTTAGTAGTCAAATAAAGAGAACTCTGTTCTTCAAATTCATTACTGTCATCACTTGGAACAAGACTCTCATTATAAGTTGGTAAATTTGTAAATCCACCTGCTACAATTTTTACATTTGGTGATTCTGTAAAAATATCATCATCTTCCTCCAAAGACTGACTTTGGTTACTTCCTAAACGAATTGAATTTCCAAATCGTCCTTGTATAATTGTATCACCTTCACAAGGTTTCAATTTCCTTGCTCTTAATGTTGGTTGAAAATACCGACCAAAACTAAACTCTACTGGATTGTATGGGTCACCAAGTGCTCTCCTACTACTACCAAAATCAGAATCATTAGTTACCTGATTATTTGTATTAAGTTTTGAAAAGTAATATAATGAGCCACCAAATTCAGTTACCAATACCTTTTCTCCTACTACTGGTATTTGAAGAGTATTAGAATCTAATGGTAAATATTCCTTTGCACTACTAATTGGTTCATTCTGTTGTGATACATTTTTTAATGCTCTTATCACACCAAGAGAAGTTTGTGAAACTCCAACAACCTCTGCAGGTTCAAATTTTAACATTAATTTTCCTTTGTGATTGAAGACTCAATTTCGTCTTTCTTTATTTGTAACTCTTGAACATCTGATTCTAATGCGTTCATCAGTTGTTCTTTTTCTGCTTCTGATAAGCCAAACTCATCTCCTGAATCCGATACTCTTTTTTCAGCTGCTGTAATTCTTTGAACGATAGTTGCCAACTTAACAAGTTGTTCGTCGTTCTTTACATTGATTTCTAAATATTCTTTTAGCATAGGGATAATCTGAATAGCAGTATCTCCATCCTTGATAAATCCCACGACCTCTTTCATCAATACTTCTAATTGTTGTTTGTTAGTTTTGGAATTATCGTATATGTCCTTAAAGACATCTGATAGGGTTTTTCCCTTGAATATTTCGTAATCTGTTGCCATAATTTTGTATGTAATTTATCTAATAATAAATATACGATACTCAAAAAAAGGGGGTATATATCTATATATCATTTAATTTTTGTTAGATTTACTTATAGTTATTATACGACCACGAAATATATGGTCATTATGTTAATAAAAAGGGGAAACTAATATGAAAAATACTATGGCTATGATAGTAGATGTGGTAGCAGGTCTTAAAGATGTGTTATTATCTATTATCGGTCTTGGGGTTCTCGTTCAACTTATATTTGTTGGCGGGTTCTTCGGTATGGACATTATTGGTAATCTGATTAGTTTAGTGAATTTGTTTGCAACAAGTGGATTTGCTGGATTTATAGCACTATTAGTAGTGTTAGGATTACTCAATAAATAAAGGTGGAATTAACGGGCGGTAGAAATATCGCCCGTTGTTACATTATAGATTATCCCAACTACCTGTCCATTTAGTTTCTATGGAACCAGTAGTTAAATAATTTCTTTGTAGATTGACGTGATGTTTCTTCATCACATTTACAACACGAGTTATGTGTTGTGTATTGGACCCTGTCATTTCTCTAATCAGAATATATAATGCTTTCTTATTAAAGTTTTCAATGTTATCTCGTTTTTCCATTAGATATAAAACTGAATTAGCAACATCCATATCTTGTTTTCTTTTGAAAACCGTAGTCAAGTTGTTTGACCAATACTCAATAAATAAATCAACATACTCTTTTTTGGCTTGTAACAAATCACTTCGGTTTGCTTCTGATAATGGGTCTCTCTTATAATCCGTGACTTCCTCACTATCAGTCTGTTTCATTTTTTTATAATTGTTATTGTTATGTAGAATCAAATAGTTCTTCGCAACAATACTAAAGTATGAGAATGCCTTACCTTTACCTTCAGTAAATTTATGCATATTCATATATAAGAAACTTACAACCTCGTGCATTACATCAACACTCGGAACATCAAAGTAATAAAACTTAAATGTATGAATTATATTTTCTGCCAACTTTTCAAAAGGAACTCTTATATGTTCATTATAAATTCTCTCTCTCATATGTGGACGAGTTTCTTTATTGTGTCTAATGATTGCGTCTTCTGTTCCTTGATGGAAGTAATATCTTGGTGAACCTTTTTTTGCTTTTCTTGGCATTATAATTCCTTTTCTGTTATTTCGTTTAGTTCGTCTATTGTTTCTTTTATTGATTGAAAGATAACACCCACTTCATCATCTGCTTCGAAGTTACCTTTTTGGTCAATCTCTTTTAATACTTGTTGAGTATCAATTACTCTTTGTGCGTAATCTTCAATCCAAGTTTCTAACCTTTCAGTTTTTCTTGTAAGGTTGAATATAACATAACTCCCAACTAAAGTCAAGAGAATAAATAGAATTAGAAAATAAATCATTTCTTTGCCTCCCCAAATAGTTCGTTAAATATATCTTTCGGGTCAGTTGATTTAGTAAACTTTTCTTTTACTTCTGTATCAACTGCCTCTTTAATTTTACTTACTGACTTCTGAACTTTTGCAGATTCTTTCTTTTGACCGAATCTCCACTCATCATATTCTGCTACGGTTGACATATGGTCTGCCCAATGTAAAATATATGGTAATCTATTCTTTAATGATTTCCTTGAGTCAAATACTTTTAAATAATATTCATTGGCTTCATCATACAAACCATCTGCTAACTTGATACCAAGAGTTTCGTTAAGACTACATACCACACCATAGTGTTGTAATAAATATAATCCTCTTTCTGGGGCTCTCATATTCTGTATATCTGTATTTGATGTATAGATTTCTCCCAAGTTCTTTACTCTCCAATCGTTATCTTGTGGAACATAATGTTCTTCTTCCAAGTCACCAACTTTACCCAAGTCGTGATGTAGAGCAGCAAATACTAATTCTTCATCAGTCCATTCTACAACCCCACCTGCTACTTCAAATAAATCTGACATCTTTCTCGCTGTATCTACAACGTGTAATACGTGTTCTACATATCCACCAACGTGACAATAGTGGTATTCTTCTTTACCAGATGCTGGTGCTATTATAACTCTATCTTCTAAGTCATCATACATTTTGTTAAGATTAGTTAATCTATCTCCCTCAAATGTATCTGTAACTAATTGTCTTAATTTAAGATAATTATCTTTTAATTGTTGTTCTGTTAATTGTTTCATTTATTATTCTCCATTGTTTAATTATTTTTTATGAAATACAAATATAGGTTCATATTTGAAATCTTTTCCATCGACATTTACGATATTCTTTACACTACTTGACATACCACTTCGTTTGTTCAAACTGATGCCTACCATTTGTGTCATCAACATCTTTAACTTACCTTTATATTCTGCTCCAAGTTCTTTTAATATCTTGACCGAATCCTCTTCTAAATCAAAGTAATTATTTTTATCTATCTTGATTGATGCTATATTCCAAAGAATATATCTGTCATTTTTTGTGTAGTTATAAATTGTTGTTAGTGTTGGTTTTAGAAAATTATCTTTCCAATCATTATATTGACCAAACTTTCTGAACGATTGATTCTCATCTTGTGAATATTGTTCACGATTAAAGTATGGTGGTGAAGTAAAAGATAAATCTAATTTACCATTATATTTTTGAAAGTCTGGATTGAAGTGAATAACTTCTGAACCATCTCTGAATAATTCATATGTGTTTGACTCCGATACTGATTCAAAGAAGTTTCCAAATCCCTCTGGTTCCTTATCAATACACCCTTTATTATAATAGTCCGCTACATATTCATATCTTGATATACCGAGTTCATCAATAAAGTTATCTGGATTTGGGTCTGTTCCAACATAGTGAATCTTTTTCTTTGCACTCATTGCTCCTATTATTCTACCACCCCAACCACTTGATGAATCATAAATTGTAAATGGCTCATCTTGTTTAATGTGGTCTGTATATTTTTCATATAACCATTTGGCAGTTAGAGCTGGAAAGTTTACTGCTGGTTGTGCTCCAAATCCTAATCTAAATGATTGAACTATCTTTGGAAACACTCCTTCTGTTTTATCATACCACCTAACATTATAAATAAACTTATTAACCTTTCCACTCTTTAAAACTTCTGTATCTGGAATATCACCCAAGTTAGATATTTGTGTATTGTTTAAATACCCATCCTTTAATAATTGTTTAATTTCATCTGATTCTAAATAAAATATATTACCATAAGTTCTTGTATCTTCATCTTGTGTTCCATATCTTTTTAGATTATCGTGTTTTGTTTTATGTAAAAGTATATCATACTTTTCCCACTTACCAGTAAATACTTTTCCTGCGTGAACATCTTTTATAAACTGAACGGGTTTCTGTCCGTTCCAAAATTCATTTTCCTCTGGTTTGTTTGTCAATGAACGACACCAAGCATACATTGAATCTCGTTTAACGGCTCTATTCATAACCTTTACAAAGTCTTGAAGTTTATCATCTTGACTAAAATGTTCATATATAGATAAATCCTTTTCGTCTGCGGTTGTTCCATTTGTTATACGAGTCTTCAACATAGTTGGAAAGAAATGATTAACTACGGTTTGATGTTTATTAAAATTTTTAATTACACCCAATGACTCTTTATCAGTATTATCTTCAATAAAGAAATCACAAGGAAACTCTCTTAACTTATCCAGACTACTAATAATCTGTTGTTCGTCTTTCCCCATTACTGGTGGTTGCCCATCATTGTCCCATTGGTCAATAATTTCTTTTCTCATAAGTTTTGCCCAATCTGTGAACTCTTGTTGGTCCATAGATAATAACTCGTGATAAGTTTTATTAGATTTAAATTCAGCGAATTTACTCTTCTCGTAGAAGTATTTTTTCATAACCATTTCCTATTTTTTATATAACTTAAATATACTATATTTTTTGTCGTTTGTCAAGTCTTTTTTAATTTTTTTCCGAAATATATTCTATACTATCTGTAATATCTGCTTTTAATATTTTTGCGTCTGTAAATTTATAAGGTTTAGTTC